TACCAGGTAGTCGAGTTTTGATACCATGGCAGCAAAGCGGTCGACATCCAGGAGGAAACGGGATCCTTTTTGATATTTGAATAAATAATAGAGTTGGCCATCGATTAGGGTAGGATCCTTATGCAGCAACTTCAATCCGGAGAACCGGATGAAGCAACGGGTCAGGAGTTCAACTTCATTCACGCCGGCCAAAAGCAGCCTGGAGAAATATTCGAGGTCGGAGTGCGTAAGATCACTCCAACCTTTGGGGACTATCAGTTCTATTTTCATATGCCACAAGCTAAGAATGGAGAGTCACAGGAAAGCGTTTTTTGAGCCAGGAACTGAGCATAGACATCACTTGCTTTGAAAGCAGGATATAGATCCACATCTTTCATGATGGTTTTACGTACCCGGTTAAGGAAGCTGGTGCCTACTTTCTCATCACCTATTGTGAAAAAGGCAAAAGCATAACGGATGTTGTCGATGATGTTGGAGTTATCTATAGATAGATCATCATCACGCAATTGCTCGATGATCTCCTCTGAAAGTTCAGGCGATATCACCGGCTCAATGTTGAGTTTTATGGCAAGTTGCATGGAGGGTTTTGCAGCAATGAAGGCCAACCGGTTGCCTGCAAATGGGGCAAACCTACGAAAATCGGTGAGATTGAAAATGTAGGAATCGTATACCAGGGNATATGCCTTGGAGGTTTTCCATACTGTGTGATATTGCTCTGAAACTTCCAAGTACTGAAGCAGGGATTCAATGCGATCTGTAAGGTCATCATTGAGGCCATCTTTTAAAGCATTGACACGTGCCGTTGATGCAGGAGCAAGATTGGTATTTGAAGCAACTGCAAATCCATTTTCAGTTTCAACGAGATCTAATTTAGGAATTGCAGCCAGATAGCCCCTGTGCGCTACCACATCCTGAAGCTTCACGATCAGAACCTCATCGATATCAGTGTCCAGATCTTCAAGCAATGCTGTACCGGTTAATTCTCTTGCCATCCATTCTTCAGCCAGTTCGAGACTACGTTCATAGCGACTGAACTCTGAAGTTGCTATAGTTGGGATGAAACTTTTTAGGGTATCAATATTATTGAGGAGCATTGTTGGTTGGGGTTTGAAGTTGTTTACCTGCAGGGTTTTTATCAAGGGTTGTGAAATCATAATCCGGCACTACAAACTCAAGGTCTGCAGGCCAGTTATTGAAGCGTTTTATCAGGTAGAAAGGTCGGAGTAACTTATCGCGAATGGGTTGCATCATGGCGCTGTTGATCATGAATAGTTCTCGCTTATCGGTACCCGACATGCTTCCTTTGCTGTTACCAAAGGATGAGGCAATCAGGGAGTGTTGCACACCCATACCATAACTCATGATCGAGTTGACTTCACTGGCATCTTCAAGAAATTCGCCACCCTTTATATCTACTGTGATCGTTTCGATCGTGATATATTTTTCTTCGACTGCAGAGTTTCCGGCTGCAATCATTTCTTTGACTGCCATCAGTCCTTTACCCGAATTCTTATCTCCGGAAAGGAACTTACTGAATTTATCAAGTTCTGCTGTTTTACGTGCTTTTACGGCATCCGGATCATTTTTATCGATCTTTTCTTCATTAAAGATATTGTTCCAGTATTTTGGAGAGATATAAAATACGTAACGAACAGAAAGTCCATTCTTCATCAAGGCATTCTTAAACTTTGGTATCATCATGGAGTGATCGTACCATCCTGAGCGGAATATGGCCCACCATTCATTCCATTGATAATAGGTATGACCGGGTGTCTGAGGGGAGCATTGAAGGATATATCTAGGAACTGCCACTCTACGGTTTCTTATCCTATCCTGTAAATCCTTGAGTGGATTATAACGATTCAGAACTTCAGATACAGTAGTATTATCAACCCTTGCCTGACCATAATTCCAACCATCAGAATAGAAGTGTTTAACCAGGTTACCTGTTCTTGGATCTACCAATCCCCATCGTGAGTAAAGCGCCTCTTTGCTTCGAAGAGATACGATCTTAGATAAGTCTTTAGATAGGATGATTTCCGGGAAGACATTCTTAAAGTAATGTGCATCATAACATTGTTCATGGAAGTATCCTTTGATGTCATTATCCTCAAAGAACTGTAACACGTTAGGATCTTTACAGTCTTCTAGGTGCGAGACTTTGCCATCATAAACTCTTATCTTTGGATGTACACCCTGAGCATAACAACTGTCTGCCTTGAACTTAAGGTTCTGTGAAACTATCTCATTGTCTTCAACCTTCTCCATGATCAGGTTGGGTAGGCGGTTATCCAGTCCCCAACAAACAACCTTATCAGGTCCTATATTGAGTGTCCATACAGGGTTAACCTCAAAGTTATCGCGTGTTGATTCCATCATGAAGATGGCCTTGGCTTCAGGTGCATAGGCGATATCACCTATCTGCATGATACCTGTAGATGTATAGACTTCGTTTGGTGACTCGATCATAATGAGACCTCCTGACCGTTATAGTTGATGATAGTGCAACGTATTACTGTGCGGATCTGTCCGGATGGGATGAACTTGATGTTGAGTGTACGACCGGCAGAGTGGAACGATGTGCAGATGCAACGATCGGCAGTGATGATGTTCCCTTCTTTGGCTACAAACATCATCGAGAACTCACCTTTCTCTATGACCTTATGAAGATTGGATAGGTTGATGATACTCATTGCTTTTTTTATAACAATGATAACACAGAGGTCAAAAAAACTAAAGGACAATAAAAAACAGCATCAGCATATAACGCGATTTCCGATTTCGGTAATTACCGGGTCGTTTCAGCGCGGTGCGGGGTCAATAGACCGAAAAATGGGAAAAAAACACCGTTTTTAAACGTGTTTTTACTCACTTTCAGCGTTTTAATTTTGGATTGTTGTGAATTGTGTGCGGTTTTGAATTTTAGAAGAACCCACCGGTGCTTACCGGGGCCTGACTGATGGAATGAACAGGGTAAAGATTCATGCCAATGAACAGCGTATCAAAGGCATCTGTACCATCGGTCCGGTATTCGAGTAAGTCTTCTTCTGTTTCTGCCAGTTTTTCTCCTGCTTTATCCTTCTGCCAGCCATTGGGGCCAACCTTGACACCGGTTAACTCCATGGCCAGTTTCAGCGCTTCATTATTGGCCTTGTTAATTTGTGGATACAGGTACTTCTGACCCTTCAATGCCTGATCAATCATCAGGTACTTTTCATGATGCTTGACAGGGTTTCCCATGTGTTTACGGGTCACGTTCCACCGGTTCTTTTCGAATTGACTACAGATAGCAGAAGCAAAGTCCTCTTCGTTCAGTGCGTAGTTAGATCCCAGGGCTGTATTGTCAAAATAATAGACCACTTCCTTTGTGGGATGACTGCTGTAATAAGCACAGAAGTCGTCTACAAGCTCGCGTAACTTGCGATTGTACTTAACATAGAATGACTTGATAACCTTCATCCTGATGCCTTCAGCCTGACCACATACCATCCAGTTGATGTTGGCATTATAGTCGAAGGCAACGCAGATCGGTTGATCCGGATTCAGGTCACCATCCTGCCGGCAGTCTTCTTTCTTAAATTTATCCAGGTTATAATTTAAGTCCAGGAGAAAACTATTATTGAATGCAGTGTAAAAGTGTTTCTCAACCAGTGAAGGATAAAACCCGTCTTTTAATTTACCAGGGCGAATGCACAGGATCGAGGTCAGGAAGATAAGAGGAGGAAGATCACGCTTCATAGTGGCAATGTACTTCTTACCTAGAAGCTCTATATTTTCAATAGTGGACCACTCGCGGTAATAAACTGCAATAGAACGGAATTGTGCGAGCTTCAGGGTGTATTCTTTGATCATCCGGATGGTGTAAGATGTCTGAGGCTTGGCTATTTCTTTGGCGCGTTCTACTGCCATGAATTGAATCATGTTGATCAGCTCAGGATCCATCTTCTTTTTATAATTCAAGAACCAGCTTCCTTTCTTGGTCGTTGGCATGTCTGATACAAAGAGCATGGAGTTGAGCCATGGGGAGTTTTTCCATGGTCCTTTGAATCCACCATTCGCAGGAATAGTTTCATCCTTTAGTTTATCATAGTTTAAGAACTTTGCCTCGTCACCCATAATATATTGAAGGGTCAAAGAATTGCTGGAACCGGGCACGTCCTGGCTGATCAGGTAGCATACCGATCCATTATACCATGACATCACATGGTCGTAACTGACGGGCTCTATAATCGGTTTTGCGAATCCTAAACTTTTGGGAGGTCTGACGCCAATGAAATAATGTTCGTCTCTTCGAAAACCCATATCTGCCAAAGCTCGAAATGTTCCGGGAAGTGTCCTGGTTAAAAGTTGCTGAAATGTGGACCCGATGATACCCCCTCCGGATTGAGGCATGTACTGTACATTTCTTAAAAGCCATGGAGAGATGATGCCGTGAGTTTTCCCGAACCTTCGTCCGGCTACAATCACAGAGGTATGTGCTGCAGTATAACGAAACTCCAGTTGTGGATCATTGAAATATACTTTTTTGGTTTCCTTACTCATCTTCAGTTACGTCTAAATAGTCAGCATCTTCTATTTCAATGTCACCCTTGTACTTGTTGTACATTTTCTTAATCTCCTCTTCCTTATTTGCAAGCGGTTTTACTCCCAGGATAGAGACGTCTCCGGTTGGTTCAATGGACTGAGGCTTGATATCCTCCCAGGGATACTGCAGGGCATCTTCTTTATTCAGTTTATTATATTTGCCGTAAATAGACAGCGCCTGGATGCGATCTTTGATGTAATCAGCTCCAAGCATCTTGCACTGTTCTATGACTTGCTTGAGTTCTTCATTTACCAGGTACCGGTGCCATTCTTTTGCTGCCTGCTGCACGTTGGGAAGAAGTACGCGCATGTTTCCGATATCCCTGTATGCTTGAGTCTGTGATATTCTGAATTCAGAGATCAAAAAGTCTCTCAGATTGGTGTCGGGGGTGGAAGGATTCTCCAGGGAAATAGAAAATACAGCCCTGATGCGTTTAAGCTGTTGGATTTCTGCAGGAGTTAGAAATATTTCTTCGTCCAGATCTTCGAATAGCGCTTCTTTAAATTTCTGCAGGTTGGTATTTCTTCCCATTTTTAAAAGATATTGATTAAGGAAAAAGAGCCGATATGTGACTATCAGCTCTTTTTAAGTTCAGATAAAGCACATTTTTACTGTGCAGTGAGGGTTGTGGTATCATCGATAATACCATTTTTCTTTAGTTCTGCGAGGGTTTCTGGTTTTACCTTGGCATTGTTATCGGCCAGGCATTTTACACGATCCTGAAGCTTTAAAAGCATCGATGCCTTGGCTTTCTCATCCAGCTGTGCGAATCCTGGAAGGAAACGGGAGATGAAAGAACGGGCTGCCATGATTGCTTTACCAAGTTCCATGGGATCAAGTTCCACTACCGGCTTATCTTCAGCAACCGGAGCTGCTTGTTCTTGTAATGCCTGATCAATTTTATCCCAACCTGCAGTGATATCATCATCAAGTTTTACAAGTTGCAATCTGAGATCTGCACGCTCCAGGTCTGTAGTGGCCAGTTTCATTTTTTCATGAAGGGTGCGCATCAGCTTGTACTCTTCTACATTCTGATCATACACTTTCTTCAGATCATCAGGCAGGTCGTTGTATTCAACCTTACCATTCTTGATGATCTTGAGTTGTTGGTGCGCTTCGAAATCTGGACTATCGACATCCATTGTAGTTGGAGTTTCTGCCGTCGGAATAATGATCGTTTCAGATTTTACTTCAGGATCCTGAGATAGCCATTTATCAATACTCGACATGAGCTTGCTGAGGAATGTAGGTTGTGATTCTTTTTCACCTGCAGGGATTTCTTTGACCGGAGTTGAATCATTGACAACAGCGCTTAATACCGGTGCAGTGAACTTCATTCCTACACGATCGGTGATAGGAAAGAGCATGAGTTTCTCCAACTCATAGGTGAGTTTACTCAGGTCACGTTTGCGCTGAAGGTATGACATCAATGCCCGGTTACGTGAGTACTTTGCAAAAAGAGCATATCCCGAATCAAAGTCAGGTTCCTTTTTAAACCAATCGAAGATCTCCTGATGTGGTACTGAAAGTTTATTTTTAGTCATAGAATTTTAAAATTTAAAAAGGCCATGCCGTTACTGACATGGCCTTTAGGTTGGTTGATTAAACGGTCAGTTTAAGCGGTCGGTGTGAGAATACCGGTCTCGCAATCTAATGTTCCATCCTCAGTGACCAGAGAACCGACATAGGTTGGAAGTGGAGAGTAATCGTTGGCTTCGACTGAGAAATCAAGACCTTTTGCAGCGCCCGGCTTGTCGCCTGATGTGCCTTTGATTTTGGTGATGGTTTCATAATCGTCATTGCCAAGCACGATGAAACGTTTTTCAGTCTGATGCAGAAGCTGAACCACGTAGATCACGTCGTCGTTGATGGCTGCTTTGGCTACTGCCTTGGCAACATCGGAGAGGTCAGGGAAAGAGAAACTTCCTTTGTTGATGAAAACAACATCGGGTTTTTCTCCTACCTGGTCAAAATCGAGTTTTCCTTTTCCCTGGGTAGAGTGAAGCTTCAAAAACTTCTTTCCGGTTTTCATCACGAAGTCTTCAGCTATGCGGACAGCGTCCTCAGTAGTTGCAGGAGTCAGAGATACCTTTGGAAAGGTAGCGATGTCGCTTTTGGGAACAAAGAAAACGGTAACCCTGATACCGGATGCATTAGCATCGGTACCAGGTTTAACCAGACTAGCGTAAATTGAGGGAGTTGTCATATGGTCTTATCCTCCTACGACTTCAGTGGTGAACTTCATAACCTTGAAGAACTCTTTCTGGATGGTTTCAAAACCAACTCCGAACCATGCCATCATGAAGAACTGAACTACCTTTGGATTGTCAGCCTGACGAATCAAAGCGTTCTCAGTGTCAGATTGCGTATCAACAAGGATGTTGATATTGCTCTGTGGAAGAAGGAATAAGAAATCCTGATCCTTCATATTTGAAAGGGGAACAAATTCGATGTTATCCCATCCAACAAGAGTTTTCTGGTTTACACCAATATTATTCCATGCCTGGACACCATACTCGACCTGGTACCAATCTTCATACATCTGAAGAACAGCTTTAGGAACAAAGAACTTGAGGTCCTGATCAGTCAGGTTCTCATCAGCTTCGCGAACAAACTTTTTCAGCATATCACCGCAATTGCTGATGGTCATCTGAGTGCCTGAAGCATCATAATAATTACCATTAGCAGCTGAAACATCAGTTGCAGTGATCAGGGTATCAGTCAGCGTGCTGAATCCATTGAAAAGAGCTGCAGTGTTGGTTCCATTTGCATTTCTAACAGCTGTGAACAGTTGTTTGTACAAATGATTACCTGCTTTTTCAGCGATTTTCAAAGCCACCTTGGTGACGATCTGCAAGTCAGTCATTTTCTTGCTGATGGCTTCACCCCAGATTGAAGCCAATATTTTATTGGGATCGAACTCGATGATCACATCACCAAGATAATTGTACTGCTCAAGCGGAGTAATTGCTACGCCACCATCTACGGCACCTTTTTCGGTTTTGTACGGACGGAATTCCCCGTCAGCATCGAGTAATCCACCAATGTACTGACCACGTACACCCGGGATTAAAGTCATATGAGGAAGAACCTTTGCAAGTCCTATCAAGGGGGCAGTCAAAAGATCTTGTCTGATTTTTGCCTGCAGGTCGATTAATTTTTGAGCTATATCCATTTCGGGTTATTTATTAAGAATTTCTTGTACACGGGCCATACGGGTGTAGACATTTTCAGTCGTTCCACCTGCATTGGCATCAGTTTCGGGAATTACAACTGCTGATTCAGCTCCAGCCTCTTGTCCAAGTTCTGCAACTTTGGCTTCGAGTTCAGCGATTCTGGTAGCAGAAGTTGTAGCTGCTTCGGCGTTGGTTAAAATTGTAGCATTTGCTGCTTCCAGCAACAATGCCTGAGCTGCAGATGCAGTTTCAGTAGCCTCAATTGCGGATTCGACTGCCTGAGCAGCTTCAGCGGTGAGGATGATGGCGCCATCCGCATTGGCCATGATGGCCTCAAGGTTGGCAGCCTTGGCAAATCGGGTTAATTTCATATTCGTTGAAGGGTTTTGGTTCGAAGTGGAAGAGGTTTTTGTTGAAGATGATGAGGCCAGTTCAGCAGTATGCTGTAATGCCTTATCCACTGGCATGATGCTGTCGATAAGTGTTCCTACTACATCCTGAGCAAAGAAGCATTTACCGGTGAACAGATTGGGATCTTTAGCAGCTTCAGGGCGATTGGACTTGACGATATCTATGAATTTTTGAGCCAGAGGATTTAATACCTCTGTTTTCAAACCTTCATAATTTCCGGCACGAACATCATCAATCATTTTAGTCTTATCGGAAGACTGTGTGGCAGTGACACTGTGAAATTTCACGCCAAGAGATTCATAATAAGGTTGAACGTCCATGAAGTTCATTAATACTCCGATAGAACCGATGTCTGCAGTAGTATTATTGGCAATGACTTCAGTGCAACATGAGGCAACCCAGTATCCTGCGGAGCAGCAACAATCGTCAACAAATGCAACGATGGGTTTGGTTGAATTCTTGCAAATGTTTCCCAATTCTTCGGTACCGGCAACAGATCCACCAGGACAGTCACAAATCATGAAGAAAATTGCATCTACGCGAACATCATCAATTGCTTCCTGAATCCATTTTCCAATCTGTACCGTTCCAACCGGACCACAATTCTGATCCTGTTTTGTCATCGTTCCCATCATGGTGATGATCTGGATGTTTTGAGATGACATTGTAGAAGCCATTCCATCATCACAGGAATCATCAGTAGGATCGCATGCTTTTAGAATTATAGACTCAGATCTGGGTTGAATAGCAACACCTCCTTGAAATTCAAGGTTAAGGTTTTGATTGAACAGACCTGCAACCATCGGAGCAAGGGCATATGCTGCCTCTTCCTGAATGGCCCAGGGTTCGCTTAAGATAGATTTTAAAATAGAGTATTGCTTCATTGTGTCGTAAGTTCAACACAATGATACTCTTTGAAAGAGGCGTTCTAAAGGACTACCAATTTAGAGCCATTCAATGATTTCCATGTGATGGTAAGTTCGTATCCACATTTACCTCCCGGTTTATCAGCCTTGATTTGTTTATATAGGAACTGGGTCCGGAGTTCATCGGTACCGATCTGGAACGTGGTATCACCATTGACTGTAATAGAATATATAGCGCCGGCACGAAGCAATTTAAGAACTAATGCCTTTAACTCTTCAGGATAGGATTCGGGAAGATATACTATTACCTGTGAGGTCGTGATTTGTCCCTGAGATGATTCTGTTGTGGTATCATCAAATGTACCGGTACCGGGTTGGATATCCAGATCCTCAAATGGAAGATCTTCCTTCAATTTATATTTCATACTCTTGATGATCATAATTCAGGTATTAAAGTTTGTAATTTGTCTGAAAACCCTGCAATTTGTCCCCTCAAAAGGGACAAATCAGTGAAAAATATTTTAGTACGCTAATAGCCAAGTGCTTTAGTGCTTTCATGTAACCATTTAGTCACTTTTTGCCTCCTCCGGTAGTCATCTTTCTTCAACATTTCGTATTTATCTTCACCATAGATGAGATCTGAGTACATAGAAATTACTTTCTTGCGGTCCATATTCAGATCATTACAACCGGTGTTGACTGCCAGACGAAAATCCAGATAGCTGCTTGACACGATAAAATCGTTGATAAATAGCATATCCTCTGCAGTGAAATAAGGAAAATGGTTCTGTGTAGTGAAGCTTCCTGATTTTGGCAGTGTTATTTCTACCTGGTGGCCTTCATGTGCAGTATGAATAGGTGTCTCAGAATAACGGATCCTTGAAAAAATGTATTTTCCCAGGGCTTCTGTTCTGACAATTGGAATAGGACCTTGTTTTGTGTCGAATATGAACCGGAGATAGTTTTCAAGGTAAGATTTTCTGAGTGATAATTTTACGGTAGTATTTTCGGTGGCCATAAGTGATTTTCAGCAAAATTACAATTGTAAACAGATGTTAAAAAATTAAAATGTTATAAAGTATGGACATGTCGACTTTATTTGGTAAAAAAAGTAGCCCCCTATCAGGGCTGGGGAATTTATAAAAATATTTTTTAAATTGGTTTATATTTTACTGTAGATCAATGTATTATAGCGGTTACAAGTTGGTTACAAATTAGATTTTCACTTATAACCCTCTAATTATCAAAGGTTACAAATTAGGTTTTTTGGTTACAACTTGTAACCGGTTGTAACTTTCCCTCTTTTTGGCTCTTTTTTTCATGAGTAAAAAGTTACAAGTTTTAAAAGTTACAAATTCATTTTAAACTTGTAACTTATTTGTAACCTTGTATTTTATTGTTTTTCAATAGAATATATATAAAAGTTACAAGTTACAAGTTTTTTCACTAGCCAAGGGGTTGGGGGTTTTTTGGCAAAAGAGCCGAACTTCAAAAAAGGGGGAAAAGGTGTTGTGTTATAAAGTTCCGTCCGCTATCGCTTCCGGTTCTTTAAGGGCATCAAAAAAGCCTCACGGCTTTACTGTGGGGCTTTAAAATAGAGATTGTAATTTATGTATTAAGTAATCTTTTTACCGTATTTAAGCTCATATATGAGACTTGCAGCACTATCCTTATCTGTATGCGATTTACCATATGAACAGAATGTCTTGATACCAGAATCAGAATCGAAAGCTGAAATAACTATCTCTGTATATCCAAACTCTCTTGCAATATCTTTTGCCACTGATCCAGGGATTAATTCGTGCTTTGTATTGGATATCTTTCGAAGTAATAAGTGACCTAAATTAACTTGTTTGAATTCATTCATGGTTAATTTATCCGTGACATTTGGCTTATACCATTCATATTCCGGTTTAAGATATTGAGAACATTTATATAGTTGTGAATGAGAAAACCTGCTACATCCTTTTGTTTTACAAGTAATGATTGACAAAGGAAGTCCTTCGTCTGTATCGATTGTTATAATCTCATGGCCATCTGAACATTTGTAGCTATTAATTTTCTTTTTCATTATGGTTTGTCTTTATAATTTCACAAAACTAAGAAATAATGGTTAAAATGGTAAATCTTGAATGATCATTCGTGCCTCTTCCTCAATTTGTTCTACTGTAACCGGAAAATCAGGTTCATGAGAGGATATACGAGTTACAAATTCATATAAATCATTGTAGGAGGGTGAAGTGAAGTTATTATTGATCTTATATCTAAGTTTTGCGAATTCATCATGAGATAAGTGAAGAAATCTGTCATTTCCAAGATCTGATTCACCTTTAACCTCAATATTGAGATTTTCAAGCTCCCAAAATATGGATAGTTCTGTTATTTTCTTTTTTCTGGCCATGGCTTTAATTGGTTAAGAGTTTATGTTCTGATTTGATGTACAAGCAATTCATTTCTTCAAAGCCTTCCAGCTCACGTCTGAGGATGTATTCATCGATGAAGAATGCATAATATAAAAACTGGGTATCATAGACGAGGAATGGCATATTCAGGCGAAGTGTGCCATTCTGAAAGAAGTCCTCTGCAGTGGCCGAGACCATTCCTTCTGGTAGGTTGAAATAGATATACTGCTTTTTGGTTGGACACTGGAATGGAACCTGCTTTTTGTGGGCCAGTACCATATCAAGGCATCCGTTTGAATTGCATGTAGGACATTTAGCTAGGTTCATGACTGGATGGTTTGTTTTGGTTTCCTGGTACGTGGTTTTGATGGCTTTTTGATCGCTTTCTTCTTGTCAATGGCATCATAGTAGGCAATAGTTTTTTGAATGGCTACAAGGCAGAGATTATCAATATATTCGCGTACTATGGAGGGTAGAGAAGATGTCTTCATTGAGATCTGAATGAATTCAACTTTAATAGATTCAGGATTGAGTAGTTTCTTCTCACTCAGATAGTCGTAAGGGCCTTTTTTTAGAGACGCTCCTTTACCCGATTCTCTTAATATTTTTTTACGGTTATCTTCAATCTCTATTAATCTTACTGAAATGAATTTAAGGAATTTATCATCATTGATTAGGTCCTTAACAGTCTCAAACTTTTTGGTTGCTTTCATGGATTGATTTGTGGTTATTAATCGTTGAGGATTCTATAGTGAGTTGGTTCATTGTCCTGGACTGACCAGAAACCTTCCTGAATGGTGTAATGGCCGGCAAAGTATCTTCGTCCTCCCTTTTCATTTTCATTTTTGAATAGAACGAGTTCATTTTTAAGGGGCTTTATAGAAATTAGTATCCAGTCAGTATCGGGTTCTTGCGTTTTTGATTTATAGATTTTAGTTAAAGCATCGGTTCTTAGTAATTCAGATAATCCGATTAATTCAATGTTTGAGTATCCGGTCTGAGTTATATTTAATTTTCCGTTTATCTCAGTTACTGTTAGTATTTTAGTTTCTTTTTCCATGGTAAACTATACTAATTGTTTGATTGAATCATAGGCTGCATTGATTTGCGGAATGTGGTTATCGTAATACTCGTCAAATGATCCTACTTCTACGAATATTTCATCTAATCTATGAGTGATCTGACCCATTAAGTTTATCCACACATCCGGTTTAACAACCTCTTTTGGTTCGTAAAGCATGATTAAGTGTGCATTTGAATTATAGTGATATACCATTGCCACGTAGGCAGTATATTTATTTTCTGCCTGAAGAGTATACTTTGAGCTCATAGCGCCATATTCATAGTTTACAAGTGGAATACATTTTGCATCTTTCACCCATAGACACGGCTCACAACTTTGATAGATATGATGTTTACTGGCTGAGCAGTATGGACACTCTTCGTTTTTACCTATTGAATTACAAATAACTTTTTCCATGGTTTTATTATTAATCGATTGAATATTGAACTGAATAATGATGTGTCTGCAGGAGCTTCAATAACTGGCCTGATTTGATCTTTTCTTCCTCATCGGGAGAGAGCGAAACAGTCTTATGCTGTGTGTTTACGCGAAGTTCTTTCTCACGGAGTCTGTGATGCAGATTATAGCGCTGTTTATCGATCCGGTTGGATTCTATCTTTTCTGATAACTCCTTCTCAATGGCCTGTACTTTAAGATTAAGGGATTTGTCCGTATCAATGAGATTCTTAGCGCGTTTAAGGTTGCTTAAAATCGTGGTATGGGACTTCTTTTTGA